TCACAAAAAAATAATACGGACATTTCTCTCATGATCCACGCGGATCTCACGAATGATAGACCGCCAGAGTTCCCGCTTTTCAGGAATGGAAAGGGAAACATAGATATTTTCAAAGTCCGTTTTTAAAAAGTTTTTCAGGTAGGACAGATCTTTCATGGGCTGGGAATCGTCCGATTTTATCTTATCCAATTGCTGCATAAGTTTTTCCCGGTCAACTTTAAATTCATCCATCGTTATAAGATCATTCAAATACAACTCTTTTAATTTCTGCATCTTATGTTCCAGATTCCGACGTTTGGCATCGGTATGCAATACCGGAAGATTTGTAACCTCGTATTCTGCGATATAATTTTCAAGTTCCGGACGGATGCGTTCGAGGAGCATCTTTTCAAGGGTTGTCTCAAAGACAAGTTTTCGGTTCGGACAGCGGTGCAGGTTCACACCCTGTCGGCAGCGGTACACACTGTATTTATATACAATTCGTGTTCCATCAGCACAGACACGACCTTTTGCACGTTGCTGACATCCGCTCATGATATGGTCACAGTCATCACACACAACGAGACCGCTGAAAATATAATCGTGCTTTTTCCCGCTCTTGATGTTGATTTTGAGAAGTCTCTGCACATCAAAGAAAAGGTCACGGTCGATGATAGCAGGACAATAATTTTTATTGTCACGAAACTCACCGATGTATTTCGTATTCGTGAGCATATTTTTGAGACTGGCAGCAGAACGGACAAGCCCGAACTCACTCTCCATGTACCGGAGTGTCATGCTCAAGTTTCCGGTCTTGCGGTAATATTCAAAGATGGCGGCAGCAGTTGGTGCATCATCGTCCGGAACCAAGTGCTTGTTTTCAATCCGGTAACCCAAGGGAGTTGATCCAGATAAGACTTCACTGTTTTCCACCTTATCATCAAAAACGCTTAGGATCCGATCAGAGTCGTTCTGCGCTTCCAGCTCTGCCCAGATCATCGAGTTATTTACAAAGGCACGGCCGTGTGGGGTGGAAGTATCGAAGTAAGGCTGCTCTGTGGCAGTCCAGGATACTCCGTTTTTATCAAGTACGTCCTGCGTGTTAAGATAATGACGGAGATTTCGGAACCAGCGATCCAGCCGGGTAAATATAATAAGATCAATACTACCGGCACGGACATCATTCATCAGACGCTGGAAATCATCCCTTTTTACTTTCTGTCCGGAAATACCATCATCCACATAGGTATCAGCAAGAATCATGTTTTCATGTTTTTCTATGTATTTCTGCCCAGTGGCCAGCTGATCACGCACAGAGTCACCGTCCTGTGCCTGTTGGTCCGTAGAGACGCGAATGTAAATAGCCACCCGGAGCAGCAGTTTATCATTTTGTTTAGCTGTTTGTCGTTTCATTCTATCAACTCCAATCTAAAAAATGGTATAAAAAATAAAACCAATGCAAAAAGCACGGTTTTATGATAGAATGATTATTGTGAGGACATTCTACCATGCTTTTTGCAAAAGCATGAATGAAGGTTCAAAAGGCGGTTCCCATTGCAGTGGGGATCGTCTTTTTTACCATAAAATAACTTTAACAATAAAATAGATCAGTCCGATGACAATTGCACCCCAGAAAACAAGCTGGAGCAGTGCAGCAAACAATTGGAAGATTGCACCGATTGCCCCGAACACGCTGATATGTTCATCATTTTCGGCATTATCATCCATAAGGTCTGAGACACCAACGGTTGTCCGGTCATACACGGCATTGTATGCAGCTTTCTTTGGATCATTGACTACACCCATTCCTTTTTTACCGTATAGTGGATTAACAGAACTTTTTACCTGACGCTTTATCTTTCCGGTAGTTCTTGCACTGATGCTTTTCTTAACACTTGGTTTGCGTACACCGTATTTCATAAAATCAACTCCATTCCATTCAATATTTTGTCATTAAGACTTCGGATAATTTTTGTATAATTTTTTATACTTAATACCGGATCTGATTGCTAAAATAGAGAAAATTATTGTTACACATCCACCTAATAAAGTTACAATCAATAGGAGCAATCCCATAATCAATAGAACTACACCAAGTACGGTAAAAGTAACGCTATAGAATTTACACAACTTTTTTGATGGTAAATATCGCGTTGGTTGTTGGTTGGTTATAGGTGCAACTGTTGGAACTGGTGCAGGAATAGAAGCAGATTCAACAACAATATTGTCACTGGAATCATTAGCTATATCTTCAGGAATTTCATCATAAATAGATATATCTATAACGCAACCTAAATATTTGGTATCATCTCCACCAGTTACACGAAGAACAAAGGCATCGAAGTAACAGCCATCATACTTATTATAGATATCAGAAGCTAATTCCTTGGATAAGTTGCCTATCTGATCTCCTTGGGAATCAATAACTGCATATGCTGGTTCGTTTTTATATTCGTAATATTCCAAAGATACATTCTCACCTTCGTAAAGGTTAGAAATTATTTCTTGCCGAGATGATCCATCTTCGTTCCGAAATGAAACACCGACAACCTTCGTTTTGGTATGTTTTAATAATTTACTCATAAAAACCTCCATTCATCATTTTGGTCAAAATATCGCATCCTTATAGGTATCTCATATTAATGTTAGGAGGTGCCTATGGAAATATTGGTATGGAATGCAAGAAATAAAAAAGGCTGTACATTAAAACAACTTGAAGAGCTGTCCGGGATACCGAAGTCAACAATTAATAACATTGAAAACGGATTGACCAGTCCGACAATATTACAGTTAGAAAAACTGGCCAAAGCACTTGATGTCAGGATCAATGATCTATTCGAGTCTGATTACAAATAATTTTAAAAATTTCCAAGATTCTGGAAATAAAATCAATATCCACCATATGTATGTAAATCAGTGGTAAAATGCAAACAGAAAAGAGGTGTTTATTATGGATTATAAAAAAGCAATCTCTGAATTGATCGGGAAGATACATAACGATCAAACGCTCAAACGGATATACCGCTTCATTCTTTATCTCTACACACACGAGGGCTGACAGGCAACTGTCAGCCTTTTGTATTGTCCTTTTCCGGATCATCGTCTTTATAAAATTCAAATGCCTTGCGCATCAGACGCTGCATTGCTTTCACGTCATCTTCACTAAGAGTAAGCATGAATTTAAAAAGATTCTTTCGTGCGTCAGTCTCACTTGCCATGATCTGGTCAATCTGTTCCATAAAATCATCATCTGCATCCAGGAACATATCCCCTTCTCCAGTAGTCAACCATATATAGTCAACATGGAATTCACGGCATATGGATTTGGTCATATGTTCAGAAAGGGATCTGCGTCCATTTTCTAAATCAGATATGGTAGATTTACCCACACCAATTCTTTCACCAAATTTTTCAAGGGTAAGCCCAAGGGCTTTTCGCACTTCTTTGATCCGTTCGCCTTGTGTCACGTTATCACCTTCTTTCTGTGGCTTTCCTAAAGCATAACACGGAAAATCCCAAAAATCAATAGAAAAAGTTCGCAAATAGGAAAAATAACAGTTGACAAAGTTCTGTAAAAGGAATACAATGTACGCAAACAGAACAAACAAAGCACACAGAAAGGAGAAAAAAGATGGCAAAGAAAAATGAATTTTGTGTAAATGATAAAAAGCGTGGAAGTTGCTGGGGTGAAGTTAAGACATGGGAAGACATCAAGAAAATGACTGACAACATAAATATCCAGAAAATTGAAACAAAAATGATGGGCGTGCTTGATGACTGGAATGGCAAGAAATACGCATGGATCAGAAATGACAACATAAACCAAAACTATTTTATTGAGATATAGGAGAAACAACAGCACACAGAAAGAGGTGAGAGATATTCAAAAAGAAAAACTCATAGAGAGAGCTGAAAAGTTGGAAAAACAGGCACAGGGACCATTACCTATAATGGGATATCCGAGAGGTGACCAGAAGAAAATGGCAATGACCGCCACCATCATTATTAAAGCAATGTGTGATGTGGATGAATTGACCATATGCACAGCAAAAAATGCTTTAAAGATGGCAGCGGACATTATAGATGAAGCAACGAAATATGATTCTATTCAATAGAATTTTTGAAAGCATTGAAATAGAAATTATATTCGTCCAATACAGAAGCGGCAAGCACTTCACGTTGCTCATCACCATCGTGATCAGAATTTTTCATAACATCAAAATCGCGGTGTAATACTTCTTTGACAATAGTTAAAGCAAGATCATGAGCACGTTCTTCATTTGTCATACGGTTCCACCTCCTTCCGGTATGAGATAGTTGGCACTTTTAATTATAGGAAGAAAGCGGTGGGATGGCAAGGAGAACGACAGCACACAGAAAGAGGTGAGAGGATGAAAAATGTAAAAATCGAGTGGTGTGAAAATTTTATAAAATCTGTATTCAAGAAATACGTTCCAAAGAATGGCGGTATTGAAACTAATTGCTTTTGGAACATGGCGGAGCGTTCCGGTCTTTGGAAACGTGGAACGTATGGCACTCCGATGTCATCAGCTCTCGAAGAATTAACAAATGTTGATATTGTTTCAGATGATTCGGGGACTTATCTTTTCAGCGTATTCAGATTAAAAAGCGCGGAGGCTTAGGCATCCGGTATTAAACTATTGAAATCATCAGGCATATAGAAATCAGAGGGAGGCGAAAGAATATGACGAGAAATGAGAAAAAGGAAAAAATTGAGAGAATGGCCACGGATTTTGTGAATTTTGACAATCCGGAAGGAAAGTCATTTGCGATCATGCTCATGTCTGCATATGCAGAGGGCATTGCGGCTGGGAAAGAAGAGGAGCGCAGAAAGCACAAGGATGCGGTTGTTGCGTAATCAGGGAGGAGAGCAGATGGGAGAAAAAAATATAAAACGACTTTATGAGACATTGGCAAGAATCCTTTCCAAGCGCGAAAACGTGAAGATTACTGTTAGTGTCTCAAAGAAGGAAAAAGTTGCATGAGGATAAAAAAAGAGCGGCCATGGGGATGGCCGCAAGCGTTTCTGCCAGAGACAGAAAAACTAAAAAATGTTTTGTATAAACAGACTATAACAGATCTGACACAGAAATGCAATAGAAAAATGCAATAAAAACCCCGAAAAAACAAGGGCTTTGGAGTCCTTGGGCGGGCTTGTAATAGATAGTAACAAGTCCACGAAAGTATATAAGGAGGAAGGTGTCAGATGCCAAGGCGAAAAGGGATGCAGTATATCCCATATGACTATGAAGCAGCATATGCAAGCAGTATAGAGCTGATGCATGAGTGGTTTGTGGAAAATATGTTAAACATGCATAAGCACAGAAAGAAAGTTGTGTATGCATTAAAGGAGATCACAGCCGGGGAGCAGTTTGAGATTGAGATTTATCCACAGTTTAAAAGTATGGATGATGTACCGCGGGAAGGGCGCAGGATCGTAAAGGATAACAGCAAAGCACAGAGAAACCTAAACGATAAAAATGCGCGGAAGTACGTGGAGCGTCTAATAAACGAGAATTTTGACAACCGGGATATCTGGATCACGCTGACATATGACAATGAACATCTGCCACCGGACGGGGATATAGATGCAGCAATCAAAAATGTACAGAATTATATCCGCAGGATTAACTACCAGAGGAAAAAGAGAGGTTTGCCAAATGCAAAGTATGTTTATGTAACAGCATATAATCCGGATGCTGAAATCCGCTGGCATCATCACGTGGTAATGGATGGTGCACTGGATATGGAAACGGTGGAAGCCTGTTGGCAGCAGTCAAGCCGGAATGAGGTAAGACATCTACAGAAGGATGAGAATGGACTATCTGGAATTGCAAATTACATTGTGGAGGAAAAGAACCGTATCCGGTCGGAAAAACGCTGGAACAGTTCGCAGGGATTGCGTGATCCGCGCATCAGGGTGGTACATTCCAAGCGTCCGGCATCCGGGGGAAGTTACAAAAAGATCGGATCATTCGTGGACGGGATGGTTAAAGACAGGGATTCCATACCGGAAGTGTTGGCAAAATGGTATCCGGATATGGATTTTACACATGCGGAAGTTTACTATAACGAGTTTAACTGCATGTTTTACATACACGCGAGAATGAAAAAAAGGAGGCATGACGAATGAAATTTGACTGGAAGCCAGAGTCCAAGGCCAGATATTTTAAAAAAGCAGAGGCAGCAGTTAAAGAGGCAGGATATGAAGATATCCTGATTGTGGACAGAGAAAAGTTTGCAGTCGTGAAAAACAGGGCAAAGGTGTATTTCCGGCCGCTGAAAAGGGAAGGGAACACACGAAGGTATCAGGAGGCGAAAAGGAACATAGAAGGGATTGCTGATAATTCTGTATGCCGGAATGGATTTGGAATGAAACAGAAAATGGTATTTATACATCCGCATATGTTGATGGATTTAGAAAAGAGAGACCAGTAACAGGAAGGAGAACAAATGAAATACATGAAAAGAAGCGAGGACACAGAGCAGATGGCCGTGGTGTCATGGGCGCGTTGGAATGTGCAGAAGTATCCGGAATTGAAATGGCTGTATCATGTGCCAAACGGCGGGAGCCGGAACAGAGCAGAGGCGGCAAAGTTTAAACAGATGGGAGTAAAGGCTGGGGTAGCGGATCTGTGTCTGCCATACCCAAAAGGCGCGTATTGTGGACTTTGGATCGAGATGAAGTACGGACGGAACACACAGCAGGAGACGCAGAAGGAATTTCTTGCAGACATGGCAGACGCAGGACATTTTGTTGCAACGTGCTATTCCGCAAGGGAAGCGTGTGAAGTGATCGAAGAGTACTGCAAACTGCCAGCGTTTGGAGAAGATGAGTGTATTTACCGAAATCTGCACGAATACCAGACCTGTGAGCAGGCAGAGCAGGAGTTTAAGCGCAATATGATGTCTTTTGCAAATAACAGCATCCTGAAAGATGGAAAGATTCTGAAAGGAAAGAAAGAATGACCTTGGAAGAGCAGTGCAATGTGTTGGAAAGCGCGGACATGTTGCGGATCGTAAAAGGGAATATGGATCTGTTTGTCGGATATTTAGCCGCATTTACTCCGCGCATTGCAAACCACCAGAATACCATATACGAGACACACAAAGATGATCCGGTGATCCGGTTCCGGGCAGTACCGGAAGTGACGCACAGGAAGTGGAAAGAAAAAAGCCTGATGCAGCCATTGCAGCCGGAAGAGACACCAGACTATAAGTTTGAGGATATGCAGGTGAAGATGTATTACACAATATACATCTGATAAAAATTTGGAATAACATGAAAATAAACAGGCAGGAGGAAAACAAAATGAAGATTATTGCGGTAATGTCACCCAAAGGGGGAATCGGAAAGACAACAACATCCGATTCCATGGCCTATATTTTGGGCGAGGAATACAAGAAAAAAGTGTTGGTGCTGGACGGTGATCCACAGGGAGATACATCTAAGACGTTCGGGGTGTATGAGCCGGATGGAACAGGAATGAGTGAACTGTTGGAGAAGCATGAGACAATTGGCGGTACATACCGGACAAATGATCTGATCCGGACAACCCAATATGATCACATTGATATAGTCCCAGCAAATGGATATCTGATGAAAACAGACATGAACCTGCTGATGAAAACGGATGAGAACCAGGTATTGCGGTTGCGTGGTGCATTACAAGAAGTAGCAGACGCATATGATTATTGCATTTGCGATTGCGGCCGTCTGTTGGATATGGTGGTAATCAATATTATCCTTGCATCAGATCTGATTATTGCGCCGGTGAAGGTGGGTGGATTTGAAATTGGAGCACTCCAATTTCTGGATGAGCAGATTGAGGATTTAAAAGACATCAATCCGGATTTGCGAATCAAGGCACTTATGACGATGCGGCAGAAAAATAAAACATCACTGGAAGTGGAAGAATGGCTGCGGAAGGAATCGGGATTTGATATGTTCGGAACAGTAATCCGTAGATCCATTATTGCAGAAAAGGCAACTACGGCACTGGTGCCGGTTCCGGTATTTGCAAAAAAAGGGATTGTAACACAGGACTATCGTGCAGCAGTTGCAGAGCTGGTGTGTGAGATGGAGGGATAAAATGGCTACAGGATTTAGTGTTAAAGATGCCCTGAATAAACAGAGCAAAGCGGGATTGGATGAATCACCGCGGGCACGGTTTAGAACAAAGGATATAAGCATATTTAAAATGTACCGGAACGAAATGAATTTTTACAGTGTTGAACAGATTGAGGAATTGGCAAGCGATATCCTTATGTATGGATTAAAGCAGAATCTGGAACTGGTATATGCACCGTGCGAAAAAGGAGAATACCGGATAGTAGCAGGGGAAAGACGGTGGGAAGCACTTAAGTACCTGGTATCCAAGGGATATAAAGAGTTTGAACTTGCAACAAGCAAATTGACAACGCCACAGGACAGTGATGAGGAATTGGTCGAGCTGATTATTGCAAATGCATATCGTACAAAAACAGTATCAGACATGCTACAGGAAGAACAAAAATTGAAAGAATGTTTGGAGCGCATGAAAGCGGAAGGAAAGAAGCTGAAAGGGTATGATCTGCAGTCTGGTCGTTTGCGTGATGTAATTGCTGCAAAATTGAGCATGAGCAAAACTAAGATAGCACAGATTGAGGCTATAAATAATAATTTGATTCCGGAATGGAAAGAAGAACTGGAAAATGAAAGAATTACATTTTCTGCCGCTTACGAACTTAGCGGAATGCAGGAAGATACACAGAGGGCAGCACTGGAACAGAAAGAAGAATCCGGAGAGCTTACGCACAAAGATGTAAAAGAAATGAAGAATGGAAAGCCGGAGCAGCAGTTGGAAACAGGAACGGTGTCACAATCTGACACAGAAGAAAAGCTGGAGCAGATGGAGATTATAGACAAGGATATGAATATGGATGAGTACCAGACACCGCATCCGGAAGGAATTACATCTATCTGTTATTCCTGTACAGAGTACGAGACATGCAACGTAAAAACGAGCACATGTACCTCATGCGACCAGCACAAGAACCGTAAAGAAGCATATAAGACCGAAGGGCAGAAGTACGAGGAAGAACAGGCGGCTATTGACCATGATACAAAGAAAAAACTGCGTGATATGGCAGATGCGCAGCAAATGGAGCAATTACCGTCAGATGTGCAGCAGTCACGGGTGCATCAGATCCGGAGCGCATACAAGAATTTTACCGCGGTATTATCGGGAGAAAAACCGTTTGAGCTGTGCAGAGATTGCGGTTACGAAGCAGGGGATATCCTTGAAATGCTGGAATATCAGGGTGGATTGTACACGGAAAGAAAAATCAGGTGTCACATTCTGTATGTGCAGAGAGAGTATACAGGGCTGGAGGATGGATACTGCATAGTAGGAATTCTGCCTATGGGAAAAGAGGAAGAGGAAGGAGAAAAAAATGAATAAAGTGATACTGATGGGACGGCTTGTGAGAGATTCGGACGTGAAATATACAGAAATGAATAACTCACAGGAACGTACATGTGTAGCAAGGTATACGCTTGCAGTGAACAGGAGAACGGGAAAAGACGGGCAGCAGTCAGCCGATTTTATTAACTGCGTGGCTTTTGGAAAAGCTGGGGAATTTGCAGAAAAATTTTTGAAAAAGGGGGTAAAGGTGTTAATTACAGGGCGCATCCAGACAGGATCGTACAACAATAAAGATGGGAAGAGAGTATATACAACGGATGTAGTGGTTGAAGAACAGGAATTTGCAGAAAGCAAAAGGACGGAAGGGGGACAGCAGCAGGAACCACCAGCCGGATCAGCTGGGGATGGGTTTATGAACATTCCGGATGGAGTAGACGAAGAGATGCCATTTAATTAAAAAACCGGATGCGGGAACATCCGGTCGCAAGTGCTAATGACTTGGTGATGTAGTCATTATAGCACCCACATGGCTTGTAGTAAAGACTGACTTGGAGGGTTTATATGACAAAAACTGAATTTTTGAATGACTTGATATACGATATGGCCGGGTATCTTGATACGTCTGGGGTAGATCGTCTAAAAAATGCGGTCGCATACAGACTTAAAGGGTTCCAGCTTACATCAGACGAAACATTACCGGCTACAGACGTTCGGGACAACGAGTGGATCTTAGGAAGATACCATGTTGACCTTATCGCTGTTGGAAGGAAAGAAAAAACTATAGGGATGTATTTATACACTTTAAGGAAATTTTTTAATGAAACCGGACTGCATTATGCAAGCATGACCGGGCAGGACATAATGGATTATATTGCCATAAGGCAGTATCGGGACAAGATCTCGAAGGCCTATGCTGGTAATATACAAAAATGTTTGTCCGCTTTCGCAAAATGGGCTTATCGAAAACACCATATCGAAAAAGATATATATTGGGACATTGATAAGATCAAGATCCCACAAAAAATGAAAAAGAGACTGTCAGATTACGAAGTGTCGAAATGCAGGAATTCATTGAAAACTCTACGCGAAAAAGCACTACTGGAGCTGATGCTTAGTGCTGGACCGAGAGTTGGAGAAATTTGTAACCTAAAAATTGAAAATCTGGATTTCGAACGCGGGGAGATTAACATTTACGGGGAGAAGACAAGCAAATGGCGCGTATGTTTTATGACACCGGATTGCAGGGTTGCTTTAGAGCAGTATATAAATGGCAGGACAGAAGGGTATATATTCCTTAATAGTCGGAATGAGGTGACAGGAAAACAGCTATGTAAGGCAACAATCGAAGAAATCGCAAAAGAGATTGCAGAGCATGCCGGATGTAAATGCGTGGCTACGGTGCATGTATACAGGAAGACATTTGCATCAAGGGAATATGCAAGAACAAATGATATATTGTATGTTTCCAGAAGATTAGGACATGCAAATACGGCTGTAACCGAGCGGTACTACGTCTGTGATGATGTGGATCGTGACAGAAGAATTGCAAGTATTGCATAAGGCAGAGAGGAGAATTGCGATGAAAGAAAGGAAACCACAGGAAAAGGTGCAGCAGTATTGTAGAAATGTTCGGGAAGAAATAGAACATTGGAAAGATATAAACCAGAATGGTTGCAATGATCCGTTCTGGTCTGATGGTTGCAACATGAACCTGACGCGGAACCATATTATTTATGCACAGGAGCAGATCCGGAAAATATGCAAAGAAAATAACATTCCATTTCCAGAGGAATGCTATTTATCAGTACCACCAAAAGCAGATATTAACTATATGGCACATTTGAAGCAAAAGGAACGTGTAGAACGGATATTCCATTGCGGAGGCTTGCCAGTAAAGCTGAAATACAAATATGAAGAGCAGCAGTTGAGCTTGTTTTAAGGAGGAAATGCTATGACATTGGAAGAACTTTTGAAAAATTACGGTGGCAATGCAGGTGTATCCATAGATGGGTACTGTGAGGACAGTTTTAATGAATGTTTACCAGATATGAAGTTCTGGGGAAAAATAAAGCACAAAAACGTGAAAACGTGGAATGTCATAGGAGGAGGCAGTCATCCGGTAGAATTAACAATTGAGCTTGAAAAACCACAAGAATATGCAATAACTGACAGGAGTGGAGATTACATCTGTAAAGGCTCATACGTTGTAAACGGAGAACGGTATAAGGTCCTTAACAGCAGTAAGCAAAATTCCAAGGTAAGGGTTTTTAAGAGTAGAGAAGCAGCAGAAAGAGAAATAGAACGAATGCAGGGGAGATATGTTAATGCAAGCGCTTTGAGAGCATGCAGGATTTATAGGGAGGAAAACGTAGATTTTTGATGGGAAAATTAGACAATGAAAGAAACAAAAACAATACGGCTGGACGAGACGGATTTAAAACGAATTTTGGCAGAAAAATTTAAAACATATGAAAACAGCATCAGTTTTGAACTGATAGATCCGGATGGATATGGGATACACATAGAAGCAAAAATTGAAAATGTCCGGGAAAAAGAATAAATGCAGAGAATATTAAAAAGGCGGTGGAGTAGAATGACAAGCAAAAAATTATGTGAAATGTGCACGGAGTATTCTGCTGACGAAAAATGTGAGTACAAAAATACTTGCGAATTGCAAAAGATTTTGACGGAAAACAAAGATCTGAAAGCGGAAAATAAACAACTTAAAGCGAAAGTCGAAGAACTAGAAATTGAAAAATCATGGTGGAATTCACCGGACATGATGGGAAGGTGGTGAAACAGATGGCGATTAAACCAATTTTATTTAACACCGAGATGGTTCGGGCAATTCTGGACGGACGGAAAAGTTGTACCAGACGGTTGGTTAAACATGATGTTGAATCAGTTCTCAACAGTCCATATCATAAGGCACATCCAGAGGTAGAAGATAAACAGATTATAAGCAAACTATGTAATCCACCGTATCAGCTTGGGGATATCATCTACATCCGTGAGACCTGGGCGTGGTGTCCGTGTTGGGATTGCGGTCTGGATGTTGAAGAGACCGGATGCGGGCACGAACAAGAGCAAAAATACAATGGTGAGAAAAAGGAACATGGATGTTACATATACCGTGCATCGTGTGCCGACAATGAATATCCATCGGTGGATACGTGGCACCCATCCATCCACATGCCGAAAGGAGCGGCACGTATCTGGCTGAATGTTACGGATGTGAGGGTGGAGCGGTTGCAGGAGATGAAGCCGGTTGATGTGATAAAAGAGGGAGCTTATCCTGATTGTTGGGATTGTCTTAATACATACGGAGAAAGCGGTTCGCAGTGCTGTTATGGGACAGAAGAACAATGCAGTCAATGTGACGAAGTGATGATGGAATGGGAAAAACTTTGGAACTCCACCATCAAGAAATCAAACCTCAATCACTACGGTTGGGATGCTAATCCGTGGGTTTGGGTTATCGAATTTGAGCGGTGCGAAAAACCAGAATCCTTATGAATCATCAGATAACCCTTGAAGAGTTAGGACTTATACCTTCATTGCAAAAGAAAACCAGCGCAACCATAATCCCATGTTACGACTGTATCTGCAATCACTGCGCCAATTGTGTTGAATGTGCAGATAACTGCACAGGTGAAATGGACGAGCCGTGCTTTGTGTGTGAGGATTGTAAAAATTATGACGGCAAGGGAAAGAATATGTGGAGGTGTGAGTGTAACAGGTATAAGATTACAAACTTATATGCAGAGAAAAAGAGAAAGAAATTTGAAATTGTGAAAGGAGTGTGAGATATGTCAAAAGCAGTGTTGGTAATGAATATGCCGGAATCGTGCTTCGGATGCAATTTTATGTATTGTGACGAGGAAAGCGACACGGAGACTTGTCAAGCAATGGAAACGGCAAGGGATATCGACCTGATTGAAGATAGACCAGATTGGTGTCCGCTCCGGGAACTGCCGGAGAAGATGGAAGTGTGTGGGAAGTACCCGCAGCCGGGTAAGCCTGTCCCGACGTATAGATTTGGTTGGAATGCTTGTTTAGATGAAATTTTAAAAACAGATGGAATGAGAAAGGAGTAATGACAGAAGCCTTGGTAGACCAAGGTTGACCGCCTAAAGGTGAAGAAAGGCGAGAACAAAAGGAATTTAATTAGCGGTGTCGTATGGCACTATTGGGAGCCGTAATTCCTTATCCACGGACACAGAGCAATCTGTTAAGTGGTTGTCATGAAAAGATTAAAAGTATGTTGGGTAAGCGCAGGAATATCAAGTTTTATGGCTGGATATTTAGCAGGGAATGTAGACGAATGGATTTACATTGACATTGCAGACCAACATGAGGACAGTATCAGGTTTATTAAAGATTGCGAGAAAGCAATCGGGAAAGAAATTCAGATACTGAAATCAAGCGAGTACAGATGTGTAGAGGATTGCGTAAGAACATTTGGAGGATTTAGAAATCCGGCAAACGGATTCGCACCTTGCACGAACTGGCTCAAAAAGAGAGTGAGAAAAGAGTGGGAGGAACGACATAAGGATTGTGAATTGACCTATGTCTGGGGTTTTGATCTTAAAGAGAAAAACCGGGCAGAGAGGACGATTGAAGCGAATCCGCAAGCCGCGCACGAATTTTCACTTATTAACAGAAACCTCTCGAAAGAAGAGGTACATGGATTGTTTGAACGGACTTTTGATTTTGCCCGACCTTTGATGTATGACCTTGGCTATCCGAACAATAACTGTATCGGATGCGTTAAGGGTGGTATGGGATATTGGAATCGAATCAGAAAAGATTTCCCGGAAGTATTCGAAAGTCGGGCGAAGTTGGAAAGAGAAGTTGGTTATTCAATCCTTAAGGACGGAAAAGGTAATCCGGTATATCTGGATGAACTTGAACCGAACAGAGGTAACATGAATACAGAGATTTTCCCGGATTGTGGAATTATGTGTTATTTGGCGCAACAGTAAAAGGGGTGATTATTATATGGCGAATAGTACAGATATGGCATACAGACGAGATAATTTCATCTTGCAATTTCTCGATTCTGTATGCCAACCACCGAAAGAGTATTCGCAACAGGATATAGATGATTGTAACGATGCAATTGCAGAATATGAATGTCTGCTGCAATATGCTATTGATTGTAAAAACAAGAATGAGATCGCATTTTTGAGATCAGAAATTCAACACACAAAAGCTGAAAAGCGGTATATCAAGAGAATGATGAAAAACAGAATGGAACCTGCACTCACATAATTTTCACATGATAGAGAGTTTGCGATTGTTAAGACCGAAGCACTTGGGGAACACATGATGTTCTAATCGTAGTCGAGAGGTCGAGAATTATGCTTGTGCGTAATCTGGTTTGGATAGTGGCTATACTCCAAATCCAAACACAACACATTCTCTTGATGAATTACTTTCTAATGTTCCTAAGAATCAGACGATTGGAGATAATCTGATTCGGGCATGGAACATCATTAATAACAAAAACTATGAAACAATAGTGTGTTCTGTCTCCGGTGGTTCTGATAGCGACATTATGGTTGATATATGCGTTAAAGTAGATATTTGCCACAAAATCCGATATGTATGCTTTAATACCGGACTGGAATACGGAGCAACAAAGGAACACATCAAATACTTAGAAGAAAAATATGGAATAAAGATTGAAATATTCGAAGCATGGCAACACGGAATGACGATTCCAAAAGCCTGTACGACATACGGACAACCGTTCTTGAGCAAAACCGTAAGCGAGTTTATAAGCAGATTGCAGAAACATAATTTTAAGTGGGAAGATAAACCATTTGAGGAATTGTATGCAGAATATCCGAAATGCAAATCAGCTTTAATGTGGTGGTGCAATTTGAAACCGGGCAAAAGAAATAATATCAGTTGGAATAAATGGCTCAAGGAATTTTTGATTGCAAACCCGCCAACATTCCGAATATCAAATAAATGTTGCGAAAAGGCAAAGAAAGATATTTCCCACAGAATAAAGTGTGATCTGATGATTACCGGCATACGGAAAGCAGAGGGCGGTGCAAGGGCGGCATCTTACAAGAATTGCTATAGTCAAAAAGACGGAGATACAGACGAATACAGACCTTTATTCTGGTACACGAATGATGACAAGAAATGTTATGAACAGCATTACGGCATTGAACATAGCAGATGCTACACAGAATACGGCTTGAAAAGAACCGGTTGCTGTGGTTGTCCTTGTGGGCGAAACCTTGAATTTGAACTTGAAGTGCTGAAACAGCATGAGCCAAATTTGCACACAGCCGTATGTAATGTATTTAAAGATAGTTATGAATATACAAGAGAATATCATGCATTTTGCAATGAAATGAATAGGAAACAGAAGACATATTACCAAATGACAATAGACGAGTTTATTGAGAATTAAGAAAGGAGCCGGAACCTATCCGGATAAAAGGCGCGCCGGGTTCCTTTCAAAGAAAATGAGAACAGTATTAAGATATCCTGGGAGTAAATGGAATATTAATTGTGTATGTTACCTAAGTGGATAAAGAGATTGTTTGCTAAACACAAAGAGGAGGAAAATGCATGGAAAATTTCAGGACGATGAATTGCACTGGGTGCCAATGCAATGGTTGCTATGAATGTCAATCTGCGAATTGCGACATATGTTATCGAGCAGAATTTGCAGATGAACACGACAAAGATATGTACCACACAGTGACGAACAAAAAGGAATGCGATTTTGATTAAAGTTTAAGAGAGGAAGAGGAGGCAGCAGTAGATGAAACAACCCAAAAAACCGACACGGGAGCAGAAAGAACTGATAGCATTAAATAATCTTAGACCAGATAACTGGATGGTGATATCCGATAATAGCGCAGAGATGCAGATTATAAGCAAGAGATCCGCGCAGCGAAGAACCATAGAAAAGAAGCGGAGGTAATGAAATGCAAAGAAAAGGAAAGCGGAAAGAAGAGCTGCAAACTCCGACAGAGCTTACGCTTATATACCTGGAAAACTATAGAGAGCTGCAGAGATATGTAAAAGAGGCTGTATCAGAACCGGATCAAATAGGAGCGGACAGATATAACATATCTGCAGAAAGAGCATACTTAAGATCCATAAGGGAATGCCGAGCAGAAACCGTAATCTTGTTGGAGCATATAGACAAAGCTATGCAATCCCTGAAAGAAGATGTGGAAGCATCCGGGGAAGGATATAAGTATGATGTATTAGAGGCTGTATACATACAGGGAAAGACATATGCAGAGGTGGCAAGAGATACAGGATGCGGGAAGAATTCTCCAAAGAAATGGTGCAGAGCCATGATTCCAAAGTTGTCAATAAAATTATTTGGCGCGAAAGCGTTAGATAATGGTGCAAATTGCGCTGAAATTGAGGACAATTTGAGCAAAACAGGGTAAAAAGTGGGGGAAATAGGGGGTAAAAAGTGGGTGACCTAAAGGGGATTTGAATGTGTTAATATAATAACGTGAACAGTTGGGTAAGCGATTGCAGAGATGCAGTCGCTTTTTTCTTGCTTGCTTCATGTTATTCTATGCGGCTGCTATATTGTAGCCGCAACAAAGAAGAGAAGGGCAGCAGTATGTTGTTGAAAACTTGTCGATGTGGAAAGCTGATTCCGCAGGTGATGAAGATGTGTGAAGAGTGTGAGAAGAGGCAGCAGTCTCGACACACAAGATATAACAACACACGCAGAGATCCGAGAGCTGCAGAGTTCTATATCTCGAAAGAGTGGAGAGCTTTAAGGCCTGTAATTATGGGCATATACGGCTATATAGACATATATGCACTGTATGTGGAGCAGCAGTTAATTACGCTGAAAGATTCTGATCCAATCCACCACATAGTAGAGCTGGAAGATGATTGGGAGCAACGATTAAACCCAATGAATTTGATACCGTTGAGCCATAACACTCACAATACGATTACCGCCTTATATAAGCAGAGCAAAGCGAGTATGATTGCAACTCAAAAACAGCTGAGATCGTTAATCAATTTGCATTTCCGTGAGGCAGGGGGATATGAAAAAGTTTTACGCGACGCTTTCCTAGTCGCGCCCCCACTTTTCCTTGGAGAAAACTCCCCACGAGAAAATCCGTAAAAAGGGCAGGCGGGGCGGTGTCAGATTATGACACAAAAATGAATGCAGATATTGACAGGAAGGAGGTTTGAAACAATGGCAGGGCAGCGACAACCGACAGATTTAGTTGTTATGAAGGGTAAAAAACATCTTACAAAAGCAGAAATTGCAGCACGAAAAGATGCGGAAGTTGTTGCACCAAACGATAATGTAAAACCTCCGACATATCTGACAGCAGGACAGAAAAAGAAATTCCGGAAACTGGCCAAGGAACTTATTGCTATTAAATTGATAGCGAATATTGATTGTGACGCGCTGGCCAGACTGATAATTGCACAGGAGCAGTTTTTAGAGGTAACAGAGCAGATCCGGAATACTCCGTTGATGGTAGATGTACCAATATACGAAGAGCAGAAAGATCCACTAACAGGGGAAAAGAGGCTTGTACAGGTCGGGACAAGACAGGTGGTAAACGCAGAGCGTGAAAGTCTGATGATTATACAAGACCGCTGCATGAAACAGTGCAGACAGGGCGCATCAGATTTTGGAATGACTGTTTCCTCCCGGTGCCGTCTGGTGGTGCCAAAGCCACCACAGCAGAAACCGGAAAACAAATTTGCAAAGTATGCGGAGTAGCATTTGCAGACAGAAAAAATAACCGACCGCTGCACGCAATACGCGCTTGATGTAGTAGCAGGAAAGATTATAGCCGGGGATTATGTCCGGCTAGCATGCCAGAGACACCTTGACGATCTGGAAAAAGCAAAGATAGCACCGTATAAGTATTACTTCAATGTTGAAAAATCCGAAGAAATAATAAATTTTGGGGAAGAGCTGACCATAGCGGAAGGTGAAGGAGACGAAAAGGTAACGCTGTATCCATTCCAGTGTTTTATTTTAGGATCGCTGAACGGTTGGAGAACCAAAGAAAAGGGATACAGACGTTTCCGGACATCTTATGTACAGCTTGGCAGACAGAATGGAAAGTCATTTATCAACGGCATTTTGGCAACATACTACGGAAACTTTGACGGATTCAAGTACGGAAAAATATTTTGCACGGCAACCAAACAGGACCAGGCAAACATTGTATTCGATGAAATTGTAAAATTTATAAATTCGGATGATGAACTAAGTGAATGGTTTAAAGTCCATGAGCACAATCATACGATTGATTGCTTGTGTACACATTCCGAAATCAGGGCATTGTCCGGAGATACCAAGTCGCTAGACGGACATCGTGCGTACCTTGGAATAGTAGACGAATATCATGCGCATAAGACCAACCAGATGTATAAGTTGCTGGAAGGTGGAATTAAAAAGCTAAAATCAGCTTTGATATCCGTGATTACGACAGCGGGGTTTGATCTGAAATCCCCGTGCTATAAGTTGTATGAATATTGCTGCAACCTGTTAAAGGGAGTATTCGAAAATGACAGTCAGTTCGTGTATATAGCACAGCTGAATGAAGATGATGATGAGTATGAACCCCAAAACTGGATAAAAGCGAACCCGATTCTTGAGTTTGACAGTGATGCTTTGGAAAACCTCATTCCAGTATCACGTACTGCGCGTGATATGGGCGGTGAGGACCTGCGCGACTTCTTGGTAAAACAGTTAGATATGTGGATACAGTGGTCAAATGCATTGTATATCAGGGACATTGCAGTATGGAAAGCGTGTGCAGTATTAAAATCTCTGAAAGATTTCAGGGGGATGAAGTGTTATGTGGGTCTGGATCTTTCTGCTGGAGGTGATCTTACATCCTTAGCAGTGATAATTCCGCACATGGTGGACGGTGTGAAAAAATATTTTATACACACACATTCATTCATTCCGGCACAGCGCGTGGACGAACATATAAAAACAGATAAAATCCCATATGATCTGTGGATAGAAAAAGGACTCGTGACGGTAACGGAAACGCTTGGAGGAATAAAAACTGATTATAAATACATCTTAAGCTACCTGAAAGACCTGATAAATGAGTACGATTTGAAACCACAGCTGATCTGTTATGATCCGCATAATGCATCCGCGTTTCTGTCCGATCTGGAAGAACTTGGAATGAATGAGCTGTCTGTAACACAGACAGCAAGGGTGCTGAATGATGCAACAGTTGACTTCCGGTTGGAGATCATGGCTGGAAATGTTGAAATAGAAGGAGAGGAAGTAGGAAAAGAGGGCAGCAGTATTGTTGTACCGGCTGATCCGCTGCTTACCTGGTCGATAGCAAATGCTAAGACAATATCGAACAGCTATGGAGAAATAAAAATTGACAAGGAACTCCGGACAGAGAGAATTGATCCGATTGATGCGATCATAGATGCATGGACGGAGGCAATGAAAGAAGAATACAGACCGGACATTAACGAGGAAGTTAATGAATGGCTGGCAATGTATAAAAAATATATGAAAGGGGGCGAGGAGTAATGAATCCGTTCCAAAGACTGGGGAAAAGAATAGCAGATTGGTGGCATGGCAACATCACGAATGGTGGAATTATGTCACTGAATTCTTCGGATTTTTTGGATCTGATGGGATTAAGAAGAAAAGGGAAACCGACATCCGAAGTAACATATTTCACATGCCTTAAGATGCTATCTGAAACATTGGCAAAAATGCCTATTAAATACTACCAGAAAACGGATAAAGGGATTGTTGAGGCAGAGCCTACAGATATATCCAGATTATTCTCTGAACGTCCAAACCCTTTTATGACACCAACAACATTCTGGAATACAGTAGAAATTAACCGGAATCACTATGGAAATGGATATGTGTATATCCGGAGAGTATTTAACCGGAAAAAATATGGTGGAGATATTAAAATACTGGATCTGTGGGTTATGCAATCCAATTGTGTACAGATCGTGGTAGATGATGCCGGCTTATTCGCGGGGGTTGGTCGATTATGGTATGTATACACTGATCCAATACAGGGAAAACAGTATGTATTTGGAACAGATGAGGTTATGCATTTTAAAACATCCTTTTCGTTTGATGGCATAACGGGACTTCCGGTGCAGAAGATCCTACGGGAAACAGTAGCAGGAGCTTCCAAGTCACAGGAGTTTATGAATAATCTTTACGAGAATGGTTTAACTGCGAAAGCAACACTGGAATATACAGGAGAACTTGACGAAAAGGCAAAAGAAAATCTGCGAAAGTCGTTTGAAGAGTTTGGCTCTGGTGTAAAAAACATGGGACGAGTCCTTCCGGTACCACTTGGAATGAAGCTGACACCTTTAGACATAAAGCTGACAGATTCACAGTTTTTTGAGCTGAAAAAGTATACAGCATTGCAGATCGCGGCCGCTTTTGGAGTAAAACCGAATCAGATCAACGATTATTCGAAGTCATCTTATAGTAATTCGGAAATGCAGCAGTTGTCGTTCTATGAAGATACAGAGCTTTTTATCATAAAGCAATATGAGGAAGAGATAAATTATAAGATTACATCATACCAGCAAAAGAAAGATGGGTGTTATTTTAAATTTAACGAAAAGGTGCTTTTCAGAACAGATAGTAAAACCCAGATGGAATATTTTAAAACAGCTGTTGGTGGTTCGGTTATGACGGCAAACGAGGCCAGAAGGAAGTTGGATCTTCCAGACAGAGAGGGTGGTGACGTTTTACTTGCAAATGGCAGCATGGTTCCGCTGACTATGGCGGGTGTAGCATATACAAAGGGACAGCAGATCCCAGATGATCCGGAAGATCCGGACAATATAACAGATCCGGAAACAGATCCGGACAAAATAATAGATCCGGATGATCCTGACAAGGATAAAGACGGAGAGGAATAGGAGGTGCAAAGGTGGCAAAAAAAAGATTTAATTTTACGCGTAAGAGACGCGGAAAGACAGAGAATGTGGGTTATCTAGACTTCGAAGCAAAAGATGAAGAAAAGAGATGTTCGCTCTATTTTTACGGAGACATTGTATCAGCAGTATGGTTGTCGGAATGGTACGAAGAGGACAAATGCCCGGCAGACATTGCAGATTTCCTGAATCAGTTGGATGGATACGAAGATATTGACATCTATTTCAACTCTGGTGGTGGGGATGTATTTGCAGGACTTGCAATTTACAACCAGCTAAAAAGATATTCTGGGCACAAGATCGGATATGTGGATGGAATGGCAGCATCCATTGCATCTGTAATTATGTTTGCGTGTGATGAACTGCATTTTTCGACAGGAGCACAGGCCATGATACATAAACCTTCATGTATGGCATGGGGAAATGCAGATGATATGGAAAAAACAATCAAACAGCTGAATCTGTGTGAGGATTCCATTGTGGATGTGTACATGCAGCATGTGCAGGATGGAGTGACCAGAGATCAGATCAAGGATCTGATGCGGCAGGAAACATGGTTCGACTACGAAAAAATGCAACAGTATTTTGATGTTGAAATTGAAGAAAAAGCAGCAGTTGCAGCATGTACATCTGATTATTTTGCTAAATACAACAATTTACCGGAGCCTTTGGGAAATCCAAAGACAAAGGATATTGTAAATGCGGTCATTGAAGAACTGGAGAACCGGAACAACAAGGCTGCGGAACAGGAAAAACAGAGAATGGAAGCTGAAAAAGACGAAATTCTCAAAGATTTGTACCAGTATGGAACTTAAGGAGGAAAAAATGGGAAAGAAAGAAATGGAAGAGTTTTTAAACAAGATCAATGCCAAAAAGCAGGAGGTAAAGGATCTTGTAAATGCCGGAAAAATCGAAGAGGGCAAAAAAGCAAAGGAAGAGCTTATCGAAATGCAGGATAAGTTTAATCTGCTTATGGATCTGGACGATGATGATCAGAACCATATTGAGGATAAGGTGCAGAATGGAACAGCAAAACAGGTTGGTGGAGAGGTAAAACCGGATAAAAAGAACCTGGTAAAATCTTTCGTCAACATTGTTAGGGCTGGATTTTTAGGAACAGAGCCAGATGCAAAAGATGTTGAAGTGTATAAGGATGCAATCACGTCAGACGTTACACCCGGAAGCAACAGTGAACTGGGAATTGGTATCACAATTCCGGAAGATATCAGAACTGATATTATCGAGTTAAGAAGATCCGCTGACAACCTGGAACAGTATGTGAATACAGAAGGTGTCACTACGAAGAGCGGAACACGAAATATCGAACTGGATGCAGAATCAACTCCATTTGATAACGTGGATGAGGCAAAAGATTTTCCGGAAATGGATGAGCCAAAGTTTAAGCAGATCAAATATGCAATTAAGAAAAAAGGTGGAATCTTAAAGATCACAGTAGAGCTGCTGGAAGATACAGCTACCAACATTATGGCATACATTAACAAATGGATTGCCAAAAAGACGAAAGCAACACGTAACGCTATGATCCTTAAAGTGCTTGATACCATGACTAAGGGAAAAGAAGTTGTCATTGAAAATTTGGATAGCCTGAAAGACGTTTTTAATGAAGACCTTGATCCGGCAATTGCAGAGGCAGCTGTGATCATCACAAACCAGAGTGGGTTTAACTATCTGGATAAATTGAAGGATAAGGATGGAAAATATATCCTCCAGAAAGATCCAACACTGCAGACGAAGGGAAAGCTGCTGTTTGGGGAATATCCAATTATTAAGCTGTCTAAAAAAACGCTGAAATCAGAAAAAGTCATGAACAGTGATGGCCATACGGTAGATGCATACAAGCATCCGGTATATTGTGGAGATTTAAAATCTGCGATCACACTGTTTGATCGCAACGTCCTGTCTATTGACATGAATGACAAAGGAGCAGGACTCTGGGATAAAGATCTGACCGGAATCAAGGTCCGTGACAGATTCGATGTACAGCCAGTTGATGAAGAGGCTGTGATTAAAGGACAGATCACAGAAACAGTAAATGGATAAATGGTGCGGGGCGGTCAGCCGCCCCGTGAAAACGGGGGATGCATCATGACAGAGGAAGAAAAAAAGGAATACAGGGAAAATCTGACACAGCAGTGCAAAAAATACTGTCATATTGATTATGACGATGATATTGACATTGTGGAGTTGATGATAAACACCACTTTAGAAGAGATGCAGGAGCTGATTCCGAATTTTGATGCGTATAAAATGACCAGCAGACAGCGATTGATTGCCCTTGTATCGGTAAAAAATCTGTATGATAACCGGGAAAAATACGGGGAATCTAAGCAACTATCCAGCGCAGTATCATCTATGCTTTTGAAAGAGATCTATGGAGGTGCAGCAGTTGCAGACGGGCAGGATTAAGATCATCCGGAGAAAATCACAGGTAGTTGATGGACGAAAACAGTATACAGAATCAACATTTTATGAATGCTGGTGCGAGGTTAAAAGTCTTAGCACTACAGAAAAATACACAGCATTGCAGACCGGAATTGAGAACGTAATCGTGTTCGAGGTTCGGAACTGCCAGAAAATGGAGGATATAAGAAAAAATCTGAAAGAGTTTTCCGTAGAATACAAAGGCACGGTGTTTAAAATCTATGATGCATCACCTATGTTTGTGGATAACCAGAAAGTACAACTGAAATGCAGGGAAAGCGAATAGAAGAGTCAGAATCTGACACGGACAGAGAAAAATGAAAGTAGAAATGGAATTCCAAGGGTTGCAGGAACTGTTAAAAGCGTTTGAAGATGCGGCCAGTGATGCAGAAATTGCGGAAGTAAACAGGAAAATAGTAGAAAAAAGCGAACCGGTTGTGAAAAAAAATATGTCCGGGAAAATACCGAAGTCCGCGGACATTAAAAAGAGTGGTCGTGGTTTTGGTACGAAATCATCGGTGTCTACACATGCTGCAGATAGTGTTCCAATGGGAAAACCAAAGGTAAAGGGCGCGGGAGTATCCGCGGAAGTTGGATGGGATAAATCGGACAACAGTGAACACTTCTATGTGAAATTTATAAACTGGGGAACAATATACCAGCCACCAAGGGAATTTATTTATGCGACAGGCAGAGATGCAGACTCTGAATTGCAGAAGATAGCAGAGCAGGAGTACCAGACATTTCTTGATAACACAATAAAATGAGGTGGGATAGCATGAGCAGAAGTCCGGATATTATAACCGATGCATCGAAAGCGTTGAAACAAATAAGTGATAGCGGAATAAAAGTGATGCAGGGATGGTATGACAAAAACATCCATGAAACGCATGTGACATTGTGGGATCTTGGAGAAGATGATGTTAATTTTTCTGATGATGCCGCAGAAGGAATTACGCAATCTGTGCAGATCACTATATTTTCAGAACAGGATGAGATAGATCTTGCAAGAGAGATAAAAAATCTGATGAAAGAAAATGGATTTTCGTTTGAAGGCAGGAATGGGGACGATTCCAAACCGGAAGATGGAATTTACATGAAAGCACAGCGATTTTCAAAATTTTATGAAATGGAGGAATAAGAAATTATGGGTGAACAGGTAACACAGGTAAGTGAGACAAAGAAAGAGATTGTTCGCAGCAGAACATGTGGATGTAGAGATTTCTATGTGGCGAGAGTAACGCAGAATACAGCGGCCGGATATGTCGCAGAGACACCGTTAAAGCTGGCAAGAGCAATCAAGGCGAAAATTGATGAAAAATGGACTTCTGAAAAAATTTATTCGGATGATGGTCCGGAGGATGTGATCAATTCCTACGAAGGTACGGATGTAGAGCTGGAAATCAATGCGTTATCGCCACAGGACCGCGCATATATTTTTGGCCAGCTTTACGAAAATGGATTTCTGGTAAAATCGGCAGACGATATGGCACCGGAAGTTGCTATTGGTTGGCGCGAACGTAAACTTAACGGAAAATATGATTTCAGATGGTTATATGCCGGAAAATTTGCGGAAGGAATCAGCGAGGAGGCAAGCACGAAAGAAGGAAAACTTTCACCGACAACAAAAACCATCAAGGGATCTTTCTATGAGCGCAATTTGGATAATAAATATGAGATCTCCGTAGATGAGTCCAATCTTGTAACAGAGGATACGGATGCAGCTACAGCAATTAAGGACTGGTTCTCGAAGGTTCAGGAAAAAGATAAAGCACATGAATAATTTAAAAGAATAACAGGAGGTAGGCAGAATGACTAAGAAAATCACAGTAAACCATAAAGAATATGAGATGCCTAAATTATCAATTGATGGATATATGGATTATTTGGAAATCGAAGAGAGAGTTGATGCACATACGAGATATACAAAGAAAGATATCGTAGATATGTGTGAGTGCATCTGTAGCGTCTATGGCAATCAGTTCACGGTAGAGGAATTAAAAGATCCAAAAACAGGAATTGATCCGGCAGGATTGATTATGGAATTCCAGGGAATTGACATAGGGGTAGGAAATGAGCTTGCAAAACGGATGGAGACAATCGCAAAAAATTCTTAGACCGCAAGTTGATTCCGGAAATTGAGCTGACTTGCGGTGGAAAGTATTATTTTATAAATTCCATCACAGTAGAGCAGTACAAGCAGTACATTAGTCTCATGGAGAAAAATGAGACACAACAAATAGAAGAGGCAAATTTTTTTAACAAAAAAATATTGCAAAAATTACTAAATAATGAGGTGCCAATCGCAGAGATCGGAAAGATTGATGCGGTTGAATTCCTCACAACAGTAAAAACAGTGCATTTTATTATGCAGGACATCCTCATGCAGAAAATGTTAAATGTGGTGGAAGTACAGCAGATTGAAAAAGAAAAATCCGCATTTGATGAATATGATCGTGAGAACGGATATGAGGATGATTTGGATGAGAATGAAAATAATCGCTGGAAGATATGCGGTGAAATTATAGATAGGATTGTGAAAATTGCAATCCAGGTTATGAGAAATTCTTATAGCCAGTGCATGAAGGAAGATATGGAGGAGTTACTCGATTATCTGAAATTCGAGCTGGATACTATAAACGAGAACCAGTAGGGGGTGAAAGCAGATGGCTTTTACAAGCGTTAAGTTAAGTGTTGATTCGAACAGTTATACACAGCAGATGAAGTCTGCAGCGGCACAGATGCGCGTATTATCTGCGGAATATTCTACGGCAGCAACGAAAGCAAAATTGTTTGGATCAGCTACGGATGGTTTAAAAGCAAAAGCAGAATCACTCTCACAGAAAGTATCCGTACAGAAAAATATTGTACAGTTAAACAGCCAACAGCAGGAAAAACTAACCCAAAAACTGACAGAGCAGAAGGCTAAGCAGGAAGAGTTAAAAGCAAAAATTGACGATGCAAGGGCAGCCTATGAGAAGTCCACAGCAGAAACGGGAAAAAATTCTGAGCAATCCAAGGCTTTAAAAAACGAACTGAACAGCCTGGAGCAGCAGTATAAGGTAAATGAATCTGCCATAGGTAAAACAGAGACGGCACTGGCCAACCAGACGGTAAAAACAGAAAAGTCTAAGACAGCTCTGATGGGGATGGAAAAAGAGCTGGAAAATGTAAATAAAGAACTGAAAGAACATAAGTTTAATGCATTTACAGAAGGATGTAACAAAGCAGGAACAGCAATTGAAAATGTAGGTAAGAAAGCATCTGTACTGTCAGCGGCAGCTGTAACAACAGGAACAGCATCCATTAAAGCGGCAGAGGATTTAAAAGAGGGATATGATATTGTAGTAACCAAAACGGGAGCTACAGATGATGCCTTAAAAGATTTAAAAGAATCTGCAAATAATGTATTTGGAACAATGCCGGAAGATATGGCAACTGTTGGAGAAGCCATTGGAGAGGTAAACACAAGATTCCATACAACCGGGGACGAACTGGAAAGCACGTCAAAGCAGTTTATACAGTTCGCATCAATAAATGATACTAATATTACGCAGTCGGTCGATCAGGTCGACAAAATGATGAAAGCGTGGAATGTTGATGCATCACAGACAGGAAATTTGCTGGGACTTTTAACAGCTAAAGCACAGGAAACGGGAATATCCGTTGATACGCTGGAATCAGAGGTACTGGATAATAATTCGGCATTAAAGCAGATGGGCTTATCCATGCCACAGTCCATAAACCTGATGGCACAATTTGATGAAAATGGAGTAAATGCGTCAACGGCACTTGCTGGATTAAAAAAAGCGTTACAAAATGCAACATCCGAAGGAAAAACAATGGATGAGGCATTAAAAGATACGATCGGAAGCATCAAAAATGCAAAAACGGATACAGAAGCATTAAAGATCGCACAAGAGCTGTTTGGAAAAAAGGGCGCAGCAGAAATGGCTACAGCAATCCGCGAAAATCGAATTGATTTGAATGATCTGTCAAGTTCGATGAAGCAATATGGGAATACTGTAGAATCCACATATAATAACACAAAATCCCCATTGGATAATGCAAAGACAGCTATGAACAATGCAAAAATTGCAATGGCAAATTTTGGGGAAACAGCTTTACAGTCCGCTGCACCGATGATATCCAAAGCCACAACGAAAGTGCAGGATCTTACAAAAAAATTCACATCACTGAATGATAAACAGCAGCAGACAGTATTAAAAGTAGGACTTGTTACAGCAGCTATAGGACCGGCTACAGTAGCCACAGGGAAGCTGGTGAAAGGTGTAGGCGATACTGTAAAGGGTGTAAAAAAAGGAATCGAATACGGCGGGAAAGCTGTATCCGCTGTGAAAAAAGTTGCTGCAAAGATCATTGAAAAAACAGCGGCAACGGCCGCAGGAACAACGGCAGATACAGCGGCAACGGCCGCCACAGCTGCGCATACAACAGCCACAGCAGCCGCAACAGCTACAACAGGGACAATGACAGTTGCACAGACTGCATTAAACGTAGCAATGAAGCTGTGCCCGATTCTAATGATTGTTGGACTGATTACAGGTCTGATAGCGGCAGGGGTTGCGCTGTACAAAAACTGGGACAAGATAAGCGCGTTTGGTTCAAAGCTCTGGGGAAATATTAAAAAGGATTTTAATAATATAAAAAAGAGCGTTACCGATTCGTTTAAAAAGTCAGGTGAGGCGGTAGAAAATAACGTCAAAAAAATGACAAATTCGGTAAAAACCAGCGCGATAGGAAAAGCTACGTCTACGGTATTTAAAGCCATACATAAGACGGTAGAGGACAATATGAAAGCCTCTACTGCATCAGCAAAGAAAAACCTTGATGAAATGAAATCCGCGTACCAGAAGAATGGTGGTGGGATAAAGGGAATCGTTGCTGCCACAATGACAGGTATACGAAATAATTATCAGAGCAAATATGATGAAATAAACAAGTTGACGGGTGGAAAACTCGACATAATGGTACAGAAAACGAGAGATGGATTTAAGAAAGCAGCAAATTCGATTTCGGAAAAAGTATCACAGGCAAAAGCAAATGCCTCAAAATTTGCATCCGGTGTTGTAAACACAATAAATAAAATGCCGGGACAGGTAAAAACGATAGGAATAAACCTCGTAAAAGGATTGTGGAACGGTATAAGCAATATGCAGTCCTGGGTAATTTCGAAGGTAAAGGGATTCGGAAATTCTGTGTTGACAGGGTTAAAGAATTTCTTTGGAATTCATTCCCCGTCCAAGGTGATGGAGGAGCAGATCGGAAAGAACCTTGCGCTTGGTGTGGCAAATGGTATCACAAAACATAAAAAGCATGCAAAAAAATCCGCATCCGAGATGGGAAGCGAGATTGTAAAAGCAGCGAAGAAAAAGCTGGATACCTATAAGACATATCATAAGATGTCCTTAAAACAAGAAACGGAATACTGGGATGCTGTAAGAAAACAGATTAAAAAAGGGACATCCGCACGGACAGAAGCTGATAAAAAATATCTTGCAGACAAAAAATCCTTAAACAGCCAGCTTACAAAGGCACAGAAGGAATATGCCAAAAGCGAAAAACAGATAAATGCTGATCTGAAAAAAGAGATTAAGAGCCTGAACGCTGAATACAAAAATGCAGTGAAGGAAAGAAAAGATTCTCTGCTTTCCTCTTTTTCGCTGTTTGAGTCTTACGATGCAGGAGATACAGTCTCGAAGAGTGATCTGCTGGTAGGTATGCAGACACAGGTAGAAGCTCTAAACGAGTGGGAACGTCAGATTGCTACATTAAAATCTAGGCTTGGAAATACAGAACTGTTTAAAACAATACAGGAAATGGGTGTGAGCGGATTGCAACAGGTAAAAGCAATCAACTCCATGACAGAGGAAGAACTGAAAAGATACACAACACTGTATAAGGAAAGACAGACTTCTGCAAAAAACGAGGCCACCACAGAGCTGAAAGATACCAAGAAGAGCACAGATGATAAGATTGCGAAAGCAAACAAGCAGGCGCAGGAAAAACTTACAAAAGCACAGAAAACCTACACGGATGCATGTAAAAAGCTGGGGGTTACTGGTGCGGCAGCAGTAAAGAAAACTGTGGATGGAGCAGAAAAGCCATTGACTAAATCATTGGCTAAGATACAGAAGAATACCAAAAAGACAATAAGCACTGCTGTGTCAACTACGAAAAAGGGAGCTACACAGTTAAAAAGGGCAATGGACTTTAAATGGTCCCTGCCGAAGCTAAAGATGCCGCACATTTCCGTTACCGGAGGGAAATCCCCATATGGAATCGGTGGAAAAGGATCAGTTCCGAAATTCAAGGTTGAATATTATAAAACGGGCGGAATTATGACAAACCCGACAGTATTCGGATTAAATGGAAACAGCTGGATGGTTGGTGGAGAGGCCGGAGCAGAGGCAATTCTTCCGCTGCAGGAATTTTACCAGAAATTTAGCAACATACTTGATAGAAAATTTGAAGCAGTACAGAAAGCACAGGCGGTCGGAGTGACATGTTACACGTACATTGATGGTGATGAGATCGCAAGCAGGACCGTTACCAAGGTAGACAGCAAGATGGTAACGGATAAAAGAAAGCGGAGGTAGACATGAAGGTAAATGGTATTGATATCCGGAAATATGATGCAAAACAATTAACCGTAGATGTACAGCCTCCTGGTATTAACGTAAATTACGAATGGATAACGCGGGCATTGTTACCGGCAGAATTCGATACGGATGTAACAATGGGGCATTTAAAACTGTCGGTATATTTTAGAGGACAGAACCGGAATAAAATTATACGGGCGGCATCCGAGTTTATGCAGAATTTCACAAAATCGTGTGATCTAAACCTGGATGGATACAAAGGTACTTACAAGGGTTACATGACATCCAGCGACTACGAAAAGAAAAATGTAAAAAATCGGTATGTATTAAATCTGGAATTTGACGGATTTTTCTATGATGACCAGATTGATCTTGTATTTGATGGGAAAAAAACTGCAAGTGTGTACAATGCCGGGACAAGATCGGCACCGTGCATAATAGAAATATATGCGAAGAGTGCCCTAACAAATTACGAGATAACCGGATTGAGCAGTGAGAGCATAGTCGTAGAAGCTCTGGAAGCGGGAAAAACGATGATTATTGATGGTATCCGTGGAATTGTTACAGTAGATGGCAAAAATGCTTTTAATCGGGTTAATATGTGGGAATTTCCACGTATGGGAGCAGGAGAAATAACCGTAGGATTTTCTTCGGATGCGGCAAAGGTAAATGTAAAATATAGTCCAATGTGGATATAGGAGGCGGTTAGGTTGCAAATTTTTGATGTAAATAAAAACCGAATTGGAATACTGACTGGATTTAAGGATAGATCCATTACGACAACCCTTGATTCCGGAGATAAAGAGATGTCTTTCCAGTATCCGGCAACTGCCGCCCTGGTAAACGATTTAAAAGAAGAGTGCTATATCAGGACAAAAACGGATGAGTATGTATTAAAGGAAATAAATGAAGCTGATGATTTTAATACATATACAGCCACCTTAAACGTGGAAGAATTGGAATCCAAGATATTTAAAACCGGATTTGAGACGGTTGAAAAGACAATCATGGAATGTTTGCAAATTGCTTTTGATGGCACCGGTTGGAGCATCCGCAATTGCGAGGTTACAAAAAGACGAACAATCCGTGAATCTGATCAGCAGACAGCGTGGAGTGTTCTGCAGAAAGCATTAAGCACTTACAGATGTGAATGTGTAATAGATACGCTGCAAAAGAAAATTGATATCTATGATCGAATTGGAGAGGATAAGGGAGCCTATTTTATTGAGGGATTAAACCTTAAAAAAATGACACGAAAATCTGATACCTATGATTTTTATACAAGGATTTATCCAATCGGGAAAGATGGACTCACACCGGAAACAGTGCTGGGAAAAGATTATATTGATAACCACCAGTACAGCAGCAAGGTGAAAGCATGTGTATGGAAAGATGAAAGATATACCGTGGTGGATAGCCTTATAGAAGACGCGACCGCAAAACTTGCGGAAATATCGAAGCCATACAGACAGTATACTGCAGAAGTGCAGGATCTGGCAAAGCAGAGTGAAGTCTATAAGGATATCCTTGCATATGGAATTGGAGATACAGTTACCATTATATCCAAGACAAAAGGTATTAAGGACAAGCAGAGAATTGTAAAAATTGTAGAATATCCAGAAACACCGGAAAAAAATACCGTTGAACTGTCAAATGTTAATAAAACATTTGCGGAGATCCAGCAGGAGGAAGTGGATGCCGAGACGGATCGCGCAACGACAGAGGAAGGAAACCTGTCGGACGATATCGCGGATGAAGCAGAAACCAGACAGGATGAAGATTCAAAGATCACGGTAAGGGTAGAAAAGACAGAGAAAAGCATTGAAACGGAGGTGGCAGACAGATCACGGGAAAATCTTGAAATTGCAACAAAAATATCGCAGTTGCCGCATAAATTATCGCTACAGGCTACAGGTGGGGAGAAAACCGTAGGAATTACGATACAGCTGTATGATGAAAATGGCCAACTGCTCGATACAACAAGTGGTACTGCCAATATAACGGTAACGGGATTCGTTAGATTTAACGATCTGGCAAATGCTGGATCGACCACAATTAACGGAGCAAATATTACTACCGGAGTTATTAAAAGTGATGACAGCGAATTCACGCGTGCAACATTTTATGATGGAATCAATTATGGTTTTACTTGGCATGGGAATAATTATAAGTATGAAATAATTAAAGTTCCATCTTTAGGAATACTGCAATTCGGTGGTCGGGATATGCACACCAACTTTCCGGGAAGTGTTGCGGTAGATGGTGTTTTGTCAAATATGGGTTCTCCTGTAGTAACAACAGAAGAATTAAAATTTGATAATTTATCTTATACGGACACAGGACATGGGAATATAAAAGGACCAGACAGCAGCCATAACTTGGCCACGACAACATGGGTAAGCAATAATTTCCAAAAGCGTGGATCTGATAGGAGATTAAAAAAAGATTTTGCAGATATGCCGGATATAACGTATTTGTATATGCACCTTAATCCGAGAAAATATAAGTTTAAGACTGGATTAAAAGGATATGATGAGCGTATCCATTACGGATTTATCGCACAGGATATCGAGGATATTGCAAAAAAATTAAATCTTGGAAATCTTAGCTTGGTTTACAAGGAAAAATGTGATGCAGATCTGTCGAACGAAAAGGATATTATTGGAGATCAGTATGTTTATAGGGTCGACAAAGACGAACTGCACGCAATGCATGTGCAGATGATCCAAAGGCAAGAAAAAGAAATTGAACAATTACGAATGAGTAATTGTACTTTAAATGGAGAAATTGAAATATTAAAACAACGTATAGAAAGATTGGAGGAAAAATTATGTTAGAAGTAACAAAGACAGTAAATGTGAGCGGATATTCGAGAATTGCAGAATCTGATGCACCGTATGTGTATTTTAGCGCATCCATATCGGCAGACGGAAAGAGAAGTGTAAATTATTCCGTACAGAATCAGGAAATTTTTGATGCAAATGAAAAAACGTTTGAAGCAGACCGGAAGGAATTTGAAGAGGCAGTTAAGAAGATGGCTTAACATGGTTAAGCAGGAAAAGAGGTGGGGAAAATGAGCCTGTCTAAGATGGTAACCAATATTACCATGGAAATGTCCGGGGATATAAAGAAATATATGGTGTCTGCGGTGCAAGGAGACCGTGCTACGCGGTGTGTATTGGTCAAGTTGGTAAATAACGGAGAACCATATATGATTCCGGACGGTGCCCGTGCCATAGTGAATATAAAAAAGCCAGATGGAAAATTCGTATACAACAAATGTACATACAGTGGAAATGAAGTAACCATTGATCTTACAAGTCAGGCTTTAGCTGCATCTGGAACAGCATATTGCAATGTAGAGATCCGGACGGCGGATGATACACAGATAATAACAAGTGCTACATTTGAAATCGAGATCGAAACGACTCAAAGAAGTGACAGTGCTATAGAATCGTCTAATGAATTTACGGCGATAGAAGTGAAAGTCAATGATCTGATTGAAAAAATATCGGATACGAACAGTGCAGCAGTTAAAGCAGAAAAAGAGAGACAGCAGAATGAAGAGAGCCGGGCAGCAGCAGAAAAAATACGACAGCAGAATGAAGAGAGCCGGGCAGCAGCGGAAAAAGAGAGACAGCAAAATGAAGAAAACCGGGGACAAGCTGAATCAGATCGAGAAAAAAGTGAGCAGAAGCGATCACAGGGCGAGGATAACAGAAACCAGAATGAAGAGAGCCGGGCAGCAGCGGAAAAAGAGAGACAGCAGAATGAAGAGAGCCGGGCAGCAGCAGAAAAAGAGAGACAGCAGACTGCAAAGGATGCCACAGAAAAAGCAAATATGGCAGGAAGTACAGCAGAAAAGATTGCAAAAGAAGTTGAAGAAAAATTAAAAAATGGAGAATTGAAAGGCGAAAAGGGAGATAAGGGGGATACCGGAGAAAAGGGAGCTACAGGGGAAAGCGGTGTGACCATGCCAGCCAATGGAATGATAGCACTGTCCGGAGATGAAAATGGAAATCTGTGGTGCTACTATTCAGACGCAGATAATCCACCACGATTTGAGAAGGACGAAACAGGAAACATTTATTACATTTTACCAGATTAGCAGAAAGGAGAAACGATATGCCAAGGATATGCATCGGAAATTTTAAAGGACCAAAAGGAGAAAAGGGGGATACAGGAGAAGGAAAAACAGGACCAGCAGGACCAGCAGGACCAAAGGGAGAAAAAGGGGATGTTGGACCAGCAGGACCAAAGGGAGAAAAAGGGGATGTTGGACCGGCAGGACCGAAAGGGGAAAAGGGCGATCCAGGACCGGCAGGGACTACAGATACAACATTTACGGAAGCCACAACATTGACAAAATTGGTATCGGGAGAATCATTTAAGGCAATGCTTGGCAAGATTGCAAAAGCGGTATCATCCGTTTTTGATAAGCTGGATAAAAGCAAGGTGGTAAACAACCAGACAACGACTGTGGCGGGATTTGCACTGGACGCAAGGCAGGCAAATCCGAATATAGACGGCACGTTGGCGAAACAGTTAAGTGATTTAAACGGCAGTCTAAATAGTAAGAAAATACCATCATTTGGCATCGA